CGGGCCGCTCGTCGGCGCACGCTCCCTGGCAGCGACAAAGGGAGCGGGCACCTCATCCCGGCGCCGGCGCGATCGGCGACGCACCGGCACCGGGGGTCAGTAGTCCCGCCCCAACGGGGCCGTCTGTCGCGGCATCGCGGGCTGGCAGTAAGCGGCGTGCCGGTAGATGGTGATGCCCGGGCCGGACGCCCCATCGACCGATGTTGCTTCGTACTTCTCGTCCTTGCGGATCTGTCCGTCACAGCGTGCGCAGATCATGCCCCGCGCCTCCCTTCCGTGCCTGCTGGAACGCCTCGTGTAGCCGGTCCCGCTCCGCGCAGGACAGGCCCAGGTTCACGCCCTGGTCGTCCACGGCCTTGCAGGTCGGGCACTGGATGCAGTGGTCCGCGAAGCGTCCGTACGCGTCCCACCACGGTGCGGCTATCGCTTCCGGCAGCAGGCTCGTGGTCATCGGGCGGTCCCCTGCCGGTGCCCTTCAAGGGCCAGGTCGCGTAGGGCCCGCCGGTCCAGGCAGGGCTCGCGATTGACGATGCAGGTCCGGCACGTGCGGGTGTGGAGGCTGGACACCGCGCGCGCCTTGGCACGGACGCACGGGGTGCAGCCGCGGGGGAAGATCTGCCCGCTGTCCGGGTGGGGCCGCTCGCCCAGGTCCCGCGCGGTCTCGCCCGTGAGCACGGTCCTGCACCACACGCAGCAGGCGCCACGGAGCTGCTCGGCCGACAGGTCGGAGACCTTGGGCAGCGGCAGCAGGGTCAACGCACTGCTGTCTGTCCGTGGGGCGGTGGGATGCGTAGGCTCTGTCATGTCGTCGCTCCCTCGAAGCGGTGACCACGCCCCGGGCCGTTCGCGCGGCCGCGGGGGTTTTCGTGTCTCCGGACTGTACGCCAACTTAGTACGTCTTGGTACGTCCTCGGACGGGCTAGGCAGATCTATGCCCGCACGGGTGGTGCTCTTACGGTCGCAGCATGATCGAGCTGGACCGGGACGCCATGACGCCGCTGTACGTGCAGCTGGCCAACGTGCTGCGCGACCGCATCCGGCGCGGCGAGATCCCGGTCGGCCGGCGCCTGCCGTCCCAGGCCGAGCTGGAGGTGGAGACCGGCGGCGCGGTGTCGAGGCGCACGATCAAGACCGCGCTGGAGGTGCTCGCCAACGAGGGCCTGGTGCAGGGCGTGCAGGGGAAGGGCGTGTTCGTCATCGCGCTGCCTGCGGCGGACAGCCCTCCGGCATGACGAAGAGCCCCCGTCCTCCCATAACCGGGGAGGACGGGGGCAGTTGTCGTTCAGGGGGCACGAGCGTCCCGGGCCGGCCTCCCACCACGGGGCCGGGCCGGGACTCACACCCCGGTGCGGTAGTAGTCCTCCACGTCCTGCGGCGGCGGCTGTGGGGTGCCGCCTCGCTCAATGACCTGGTCGCGCAAGACGAGCGCCCACCGGCTGATCGACCACAGGACGCCACGAGTACGGGTCTGTTCCTGCCGCAGTTCCCCGCACTCCTTCTCCAACCGCTCAACAGAGCTGATCAGCACCGACAGGTCGACTTGCTTGGCCTGCGGAGCGGTGGAGATGCGGGCTGCGGCGCGCGACCCTCGGACAGAGAACCAGCCAGCCACGATGGCGGCTATGACGGCCGCGATGGCACCTGCGACACCGACGAGCGGGCTCACCCGGGTCTCCTCTCAGCCCCCCGGCGAGCAGTCTTTCGAGGTACCTCCTCCGGGACACGCGAGGCCCACACGATGAAAGCCACGTGGCAGGTGGCGTACCAGATGAACGGGAAGATCCCTCGGGCGTACAGCCCTGACGCGAATGACACCCCGTAGGCGGTGCCCCACACGGTGGGTGGTGTGAGCGCGGCAACGAAGCCCCAGCGGTCCTGGCCCACGCGCAGGAACGCGCTGACGGCCGTGATGCTGCCGCAGATGATCCACAGCCACGCCCAGGACTGCAAGGAGCACATCATGGTGAGCAGCTCCAGCCCGCGGGCTGAGGGAGGGTCCACGATGAAGCCGGCGCCGTAGCAGACCTTCCCGATGCCGAGGATGAGCAGTGCTCCGCCGCGGCGGCCCAGATGCTCGCGGAGCCGCCGGACCGCCGCGCGCATCAGACGCCCGGCGCGGTGCTGGCGCTGTTCTTCGCGCCGACGAACCGGGCGAACAGGCCCTTCACGAGGGACCCGCCTGCCGCTATCGCCGCGACACCGAGCCCCTCCCAGAAGGACACGCGGAACATGTCCCCGGGGCCCGACGCCAGGGCGACACCGGCGGCCGACGTGAGGCCCGTCCAGATGACGCGCTCGGCCAGGTCCCGGGCGTAGGTCGCGCCCGTCTTCACGACGGTCTCGACGTCCGCGCGGGTGGGGAAGTCAGGGGTGTTCGTCATGGGTCAGTTCTCCTTCAGTGCGTCGCCGAGCCGGTCGAGGGCGGCCTGTGCGCCGGCCTCTGCCGCGGCCGTGATCTCGGCGGCGGTGAGCCCGCCGCCGGAGCCGATGGCGTCCACGAGCTTGTCGATGGTCGCTTGCTGCGCGCCGAGCTGCGCGAGGATGGTCACGGTGTTCTCGGCGGCCTTTCGGGAGTGGGCGTAGCCCGAGCCGAGCGCCACGTCCACGGGGATCTGCCGGTCCTGGAGCCCCTTGTCGTTGGGCCACTGCTTGGCGATCCACTCGCCGAGCCGGACCTGATCGGACAGCTTCATCTCGTCGTCCTCCTCGGGGGTGTCCGCGTCGCCGGGGTTCCAGCTCGCGGGGTGCGCCAGTCGCTCGGCGACGTCGGCGCGGAAGTCGGTCATGGCGAAGCCCCGCGGGTCGACCTTCCAGTCCGACCACTCCAGGTGGCCGATCGCGCTCTTCGCGCTCCAGCCGTGTGCGCGGCAGATGGCGGCCGTGGCCCGGACCATCCCGTCGTACTGCCGGGCAGGCCACGGATCGCGGCCGTCGCCCTCGTTCTCGCACTCCCAGCCGTAGAAGCGCGCGTTGCCGTCGACCGCGCCCGGGGACCCGTCGTGCTTCTGCGTGGCCGGGGGGCGGTCGCCGTAGGACTCGTCGATGACGGCCTGGAGCACGCGACCGTCGCCCCCGCCGGCGTGGTTGGCGCGACCGTTGCCGGTCAGGTGGACGACGCCGTCCTTGGTGATGCACCCGGTGGCGAGCGGTCCCGGCAGGGTGCTGTGACCTCGGAGGATGAGCCCCACGACGTCGACGCCCGGGCCGGTCACAGTGTGGTGGATCTGCACGCCGTGCACCGGGCCCCAGGCGCCCTTGTGGTTACGGTTGTTGGTGCGCCATCCGGGGACCTCGTGGACGGTGCAGCCCTCGGCCTTCAGCGCGGCGACGAGCCGGTCTGCGGTGAGCGGTGTGGCCATAGGGCCTCCAGACATGAGAAAGGCCCCGGCCGGGCGGCGCGGGGCGTACGAGGCGGGATGGTGCTCAGGTGGTCGGCGTCATGGGCTCCGAGTAGGAGTACGACCGGGTCGCGGACAGGATCCGGAAGTCCGGAGAGGACGCGATCAGGTCGACGAACTTCTGGAAGATGTCCGCCAGTTCCGGTGCGTCGGGGTTGTCGGTCGACGCCGTGATGTTGAACGTGACCGGGTAGTCCCCGATGTAGTCGTTGCTGCTGACCATCGCCGTCCAGCGGCTCTGGCTCGGGCCCTCCGGGGTGCCGAGAGGCATCAGGGGTCTCCTAGTTGTCGATGACGAAGCCGACATGCAGCCGCAGGTTGCGGTTGAGGGTGATGTCGCTGGACGCCGTGCGCAGGGTGCACACGCCGTCCGTCCCGATGACGAACCCACCCTCGGCGCTGCCGTCGTCCCAGTCGCCGTTGATGGTGCCGTTGGTGGGACGCCACCCGGCCGGCACCGTACAAACTGCGGTGTCGTTGATGTTGCCGGTCGTGGCGGTGATGGTGCCGCCCGTGCGCAGCAGGTACATGTCCAGCACGATGTTCCGGCCGTTGCGGTAGCCGCGGAAGTCGTTCACCGCGAATCCCGTGGCCGCCGTCAGCCCGGAGTCGGTGGTGATGGTCGGGGGGCCGTCGTTGAGCCGCGTATCAGTGATGACCATGCCGGGCTGGAACAGCGTCACCGCGACCTCCTCACAGGGCCACGACCGCGGGCTTGGCCAGGCTGACCAGCGTGCCCGCGGAGTGGGCTTTGACGATCTGGTTGATGCTGCGCTGGACGGTCCACTTCTGCGGGGTGCGCAGGTGGAAGTTGTCGAAGCGCAGCTGGGGGTTGGTGTTCGTGTTGCCGGTGTTGGAGAACCCCCGGATACCGATCTGGTTCGCCGCCGTCAGCGACGTGTCGGTGACCTGGATGTGCCAGTTCCCCGGCTCGTCGGCCGTGACTGGCCACAGCTTCGCCCTCAGCGCCGAGCCGGACAGCTGCATCCGCACCCGGTAGAACACGCCCGCCACAGCCGTGAACGGGGCCGTGAAGGTGCCCAGCTGCGTTTCCGTGCCGGTCACACGCTTGCGCAGCGACATGATGACGGCGGCCGCCGTCGTCACCTCGACGCGGCACTGGTACAGGTTGTTGTTGTCCAGCGCGCGGGCGATGGGCCCGGTGAACAGTGAGGCGCCCGTTGGCAGCGCGGACACGGCAACGTCGACGATCAGGTCCACGTCGGCGCTGGGCGCCGGCAGCAGACCGAGGTGGGAAATGCCCGTGGTCGGCAGGGTCGCCGAGGCGTAGCCGCTGCCCACCGCGTAGTCGGCCGCCGCGCCCAGCACGGTCCAGGCCTGCCCGGAGTTGGCCGTCCCCCACGCGTTCGCGACCGTGCGGCCGAACGTGTCCCACACGGCTGGTTCGATCGCCGTGGCCCGCACGACCTCGCCGCCCAGAGCCACGTCGAAGGGGAACTCACCGGGCAGGTTCGGGTAGTCGGTGTTCGGGCCGTTGGAGTAGATCCACGGCTGCCGCTCCACGATCAGCCCGTTGGGCGGGACGTGCGTGATCAGCGTCGTCGCCGAGTTCGTCACGGCCGACGCCAGCACGGTGCGGTCGCTGTCGACACGGCCCACCTCCTCGTCGCCCACCACCGCCACGGTCCACGGCTCGGCCGGGGTGCAGTTGAACACGATGTCCCACTGAAACTCGCTGCTGAACGTCTCCTCGTAGCCCTGCACGAGCAGCTCGATATCCCCCGGGGCCAGCCAGCGCGGCGGATTCTGAATGACGATCTTGTCGCCGACATCGGTAGCAAGGATCTGCTCCGCCAGCTCAGGCGCCCGGTGCACCATCACGTGCACCTCCGGGTAGCGGCGCCCCTCGTACGTGCCCAGATGCAGCCGCCAATACGCCTGCGGCTCCGTCTGCTCGTCGTCGTGCAGGTTCAGCGTGACCGACGTGTCGTACGGGCCGACACCGTCCGGCGGCGCCTGCACCGACAGGGCGCCCTCCTCAAGGACGGCGCGCGCCGACGAGCCGCCCACCCGGGTCACGGTCACATCGTTCGCCGTGGCGTCGTCGTCCCCGGTCGGCTCCAGGGGCGGCGCCAGCCCGGGCGCGGTGTAGTCCAGCACCAGCGTCGGCGTCTGGTTGTACATGCCGGCCCGGTCCCGGTAGCGCAGCGCGGGCCGCTCCCGGTCCTCGTAGAGGATGCCGCCGTCGGCGTCGGCCGCGTCCTGGAGCAGCGTCAGCAGTGCGTCCGGCCGCTGCGGGCCCACCCTCTCCTGCTCGGCCACGACACCGCACACGGTCAGCGGGAGGTTCTCCTCGGCGGCCAGGCGGCGCATGCGCTCGCCCGCCGTCTCACCCGTCCACGCCTCGATGGCGCCCTGGTAGGCGGTGAAGCCGTTGCCGCCGACCCACGGCGCCCATGCGGAGATGTGGCCCAGCGCCAGGCCGTCGAGGTTCGAGGAGTAGCCGTCGGGCGGCGAGGCCACCGCCGTGGGTCGGCCGACGGTCCCGGCGAAGGTGCCGCTGGCTGCGCCCGCGTCGCCACCGACGTCGGTGAAGATGATCTGCCAGTCGACGTTGCTGCCGTCCTGGTTCACCTCGAACCGGACCTGGATCCACTGGCCGAAGAGGTCGGGGCCGGTGGAGAACTCGTTACTGAAGACGGTCGTGCCGTCGTCGTCCTTGCCGATGATGCGGATCTGGACGTCGCGCTGCTGGATGTACCACTCGCGTACCGTGCCGGTCGACAGGATCCGCATGTAGGTGTTCAGCGTGGTGTTGGCCTGGTCCAGGCGGTAGATCCACTGCACCTGCCACGACGTCTGCGCCGTCGCCGGGGCCGGGATCCGGCCGTACATCATGGGCAGTTCGCCACCGCCGGAGGCGAGCACGGGAAGCGGGTTCGACGAGGGCAGACTGTCCGCACTCGCCCAGTCCACGCGGGACAGGGACAGCGGCCGGACACCGGCGATCGGTGACGCCGCCCGGGTGGCGGTCCGTCCGTCCTCCATCGGCCAATACGCCAGCGGCCCGTAGGAGGGGATGCGGCGGCGCAGGGTGGAGTCCAGGGCCTTGGTGCCGCGACCGAGGCGGCGCAGGATGCCCGCGGTCTGCGCCTCCACCCACACGTGCTTGCCGGAGGGGTGCCAGCGGGTGGGATAGGCGGCAAGCTCGTGCGACAGCCTGGTGTGCCGGTTGGTGATCGAGGCGCCGCCGTTCACCGTCCACGTACGGCCCGCCGAGTCCACGAAGCTGGTGGTGCCGGGGGCCTGCGCGGCGAAGTTCGGCGAGGCGACCACGGTTCCGTTGATGCCGTTGCGGGCCTCGGCCTTGTGGATGCGCCCCAGGGCCTCGGTGTACACGAAGTCCGTGGCGTCGCCGACCTTCAGCGGAGCGGTTGTGTTCGCGATCGAGGTGGTGCCGGCCTGTACGACCGGAGCGCCGAGCTGCGTCCACGGCCCGGCCATCGTCGGAGCGGTGTAGAACGTGATCGTTCTACCGCCCGCGCCGTTGTCGACGTCGAGCGTCGCGCGCAGCGCCAGGCGGCCGTTGGCCGGGATCGGCAGGGGCACGGACTGGGCGTTCAGGATGTTCGTGCCGTCCTGCGACCAGCGGAACAGGACGGTGTCGTTCAGGGTGCCGAGCAGCCAGGACCGGCCCGAGCCGGAGTACTTGGCGAACAGGTCGAAGATGCCGGTGGTGCCCGGGAGGGGCTGCAACCAGTTCAGCAGGGTGAGGTCCACGCGGACGTCGATGTCGCCCGTGACGTCGAGGGCGGCCGCGTCCGGGGTGGACGCGTCGCCGCCGCCCTCGGGGATCTCCAGGAAGGTGGCGCCAGCCCGCAGGGACAGCCGGAAGGGCGTGTTCCTGCCGAACTGGCCGTAGTACGGGCCCATGGGGTTGTCGGGGCTGAACCTGCCGTCGCTGTTGTTCAGCAGGGGCCGCAGTGCGGACGGGTCAACGCGGGCGCCCTGGTCCTGCCGGCCCCGCGAGTGCACGAGCGACTGCCGCTGGAGGATCTGGCCCGTGGCATCGACCCACACCCCACCAATCTGGAGTTCACCACGCAGGTCCAAGTCCACAACTACTCCCTACGTCCACGCCCGAAGGCCTTCTGCACGTCGCCGCCGCCCACTGTGGCGACGACGCCCCGGATCAGCCTGGTCATCTCCTGCGGCCCGGACAGCCTGACGTCCACGTCGACGGCCACGCGCTGACGCGCCCCGACCGCCCCGTAGCCGCCCGGCACCGCCCCGAGCCCGGGCGCGGACAGGTCCGGCACCGTCGGCGCCGGCAGGTTGTCCATGACCGAACGCAGATACGGCAGCTGGTCCGTGATGCCCCGGCCGAAGTCCTGCGCCAGGGCCCGGCCGGAGTGCAGCGTGTAGCCCTTGCCGCTGAAGGGCCCCTCTTTCGCGGGGCTGAACGGGAAGAAGTTCCGCGCGGCCGACACCACGCCGCTGGCCGCGTTCTTCACGCTGCCGAGCATGCTCTTGATGCCGTTGATGAACCCCTGAATCAGCGCCCGTCCAGCGGCAACCAACATCCCGTTCAGGTTGCCCAGCGCCGACCGAGCCCGCCCGGGCAGGCCCCGGACCAGCGATACGAACGCGACCGCGCGCTCAGCCGCGGCCTGCCGGAAGCGCGTGAAGGCGTTCACGGCGGCATTCCGCAGGGTGCCTGCCAGGCCCGCGATCGCCGAGCCCACACGGCGCGGCA